TATTTAACAAAGATGAATAGACGAAGTTTTATAAAAGGATTAATGGCTTTAGCCAGTGCACCCGCTATCGGTAAATACGTCAATGTATTTAAAACCGAAGGTGCGCGTGAAGGTATTGAACAAGTTGCAAGTAAAGGTGTAGACTTTTTTAACTCTGTAATTAGAAAAGTTATGGACGAAGGAACTTTAATTAGAGAAGAAGATAAAATTAAAACTTTTACGCATCCAGAAAGATCAGACGTTATGGTTGATGTCAATATGGGTGATGGAACAACTTCTGTATATTTTGATACAGATGAAGGTACCAGAGCAATGGGTCAAATAGGAAAAACAGCAGATGACACTACAAAGGGTAGAACAGTAGAAGAATTGTATGAAGCTGAAGAAATTTATGGACCTTATGGTAAAGAAGAACAAGAAGGAATAGCTGGTGGTATTAGTAATCTTGAAAAATTTGTTAAGAAAAAATATGCTGCAGGTGGCAGAGTAGGTTTTAAAAGTGGTAAGTTTGTTAAAGATGGTATTGCTGCACTTGCAAAATTAGCCAAAGGAAAAAAGAAACAAATGACTGATGAAGAAATTACCGACTTTGCAGATGAATTTGGTATAGATCCAACAGAAGAATATTATAATTTTGATGGCACTCTTGAGAGCGCAAATCAAATTGTAAAAGATCAAAAAGCTTATGAAGCTGAAATGTTTACAGAATACAAAGCTGGCAGATTAGATCCTAAACCAGGAGAATCAGGCAGAAAAAAATTTTTAGAAAAGAAAGCGGAAGAAGCTGAAATGTCTGGTGACTCAAGATTGTTTACTCCTGATGAAGCAGATGAGCTAGCCTCAATGCAAAAATATGGTGGACCGAAGACAGATGATTATTATCAAAAATCTTTAGATGTAGAAAACGCTTTAGATGCTAAAAGATATGGTGGAATACAAAATGCAAATATTCCAGTAGAAATGATGTCCGCTGATGTAATTAAAGCTAAATATCCTGGAGTGCCAGATGAAATGGCAGAAATGATAGCAAATTTACCAAATGATAAAAAAGCATTAGCGCTTGCTGATTTAGATCAAGCTTTAATGTTAATGAAAACAGGTAGATCATCAGATGAAGTTATAGAAATTATGAAACGTGAGCCTAAGACTAAAATGGCTGACGGAGGTCCTGTCACTGAAGATGTAAGTTTGACAGTAATCAAAATACCTGATATCAGCGAGTCAGGTGTTGAATCATTATTTAAAAGAAGGTAGAATAGCCAAATGGCCACTATAGATAAACCATTACCGAATATTAACGAAGCTAATAAACCTGAAGATAAAGCGGTTGAAATTGAAACTGTAAAATCAGCAGAAGTTGTCGATACTCCAACAGGACCTGTTGAAGTAGATATGACTGAAGATGGTGGAGCAGAAATTTCGTTTGACCCTAATGCTTCAGAAATTGATCCAAGTCAAGATCACTTTGCAAACCTTGCAGAAACTTTAGACGATGGAGTTTTAGAACCTTTAGGTAATAAAATGATTGACCAATACAACGAGTACAAAGAATCTCGTGGTGATTGGGAAGATACTTATAGAAATGGTTTAGAACTTTTAGGATTTAAATACGAAAGAAGAACAGAACCTTTTAGAGGTGCATCAGGTGTTAATCACCCTGTACTTGCTGAATCAGTTACACAATTTCAAGCACAAGCTTACAAAGAATTATTACCATCGGACGGACCAGTTAGAACTCAAATTTTAGGTGACGTTAATGTTGCTAAAGAAGAGCAAGCTAAACGTGTTAAAGATTTTATGAATTATCAAATTATGGATCAGATGAAAGAATATGAACCAGAATTTGACCAAATGCTTTTTTATCTCCCTCTATCCGGATCTACCTTTAAGAAAGTTTATTATGACGATCTTTTAGGTAGGGCGGTTTCTAAATTTGTACCTGCAGATGATTTAATCGTACCTTATTCTGCAAATTCATTAGAAGATGCGGAAGCAGTTATTCACGTTATTAAAATTTCAGAAAACGAATTAAGAAAACAACAAGTAGCAGGATTTTATAAAGATGTAGAATTAGGAACACCACCTATAACTGAAAACCAATTACAAGATAAAAAATTAGAACTAGAAGGAATTTCTAAAGATGGTCAAGAAGATCAATACACCCTTTATGAAATCCATACTAATTTAGATTTAGATGGTTATGAAGATATGGGTGAAGATGGTGAGCCTACAGGAATTAAACTTCCTTATGTTGTAACTGTTGCTCAAGCTAATAGTAAAGTTTTATCTATTAGAAGAAATTACAAAGCAGAAGATCCTAAGAAAAACAAAATTAATTACTTTGTACAATTTAAATTTTTACCTGGTACAGGTTTTTATGGTTTTGGTTTAATTCATATGATTGGTGGATTAACTAGAACAGCTACAGCTGCGTTAAGACAATTATTAGATGCAGGAACTTTAGCCAACTTACCAGCTGGATTTAAATCTAGAGGAATAAGAGTTAGAGATGATGCACAACCATTACAACCTGGTGAGTTTAGAGATGTAGATGCACCAGGCGGAAATATTAAAGATCAGTTTATGACTTTACCTTTTAAAGGGCCTGATCAAACTTTATTACAATTAATGGGTGTCGTAGTTTCTGCAGGTCAAAGATTTGCAGCAATTTCTGATATGCAAGTTGGAGATATGAACCAACAAGCCGCCGTGGGCACAACTGTTGCATTACTAGAACGTGGTTCACGTGTAATGTCAGCTATTCACAAAAGATTATATGTAGGACTTAAAGAAGAATTTAAATTATTAGCAAATGTATTTAAAACTTATTTACCACCTGTTTATCCATACGATGTTCCAGGTGCAAGACGAGAAATTAAAATGCAAGACTTTGATGACAGAATAGATATATTACCTGTAGCAGATCCAAACATCTTCTCACAGACGCAAAGAATATCTATTGCTCAAAGTCAATTACAACTGGCGCAATCAAATCCTCAAATGCATAATTTGTATCAAGCATACAGATCAATGTACGATGCGCTAGGTGTGAAAAATGTTAATGCAATTTTACCTCCGCCTGCACAACCAATGCCGATGGATCCTGCATTAGAACATATTTTAGCTATGTCACAAAAACCATTTCAAGCTTTTCCTGGTCAAGACCATAAAGCACACATAGATGCTCACTTAAATTTTATGAGATTGAATATGGTACAAAATAATCCAATGGTTATGGCAGCAATGCAAAAAAATATATTAGAACACATTAGTTTAATGGCTCAAGAACAAGTTCAAATAGAATTTGTAGAAGAATTACAAGAATTACAAATGATTCAACAACAAATGCAACAAATGGGAGCACAAAATCCTGCAATGGCACAAGGTATGATGCAAAATCCACAGATGATGCAACAACAACAACGAGTTCAACAGATAACAAATGCTATTGAAGCTAGAAAAGCTCAACTAATTGCTGAAATGCAAGAAGATTACGCTAAAGAAGAAGAAAAAATTACTGGTGAGTTTGCTGGTGACCCATTATTAAAGATAAAATCAAGAGAAGTTGATTTAAAAGCAATGGATAATGAAAGAAAAGAAGAAGAAGGTCAAGAAAGATTGAATTTAGACAAAATGAAAGCTATGATGAACCAAGAAAACCAAGAAGCTAAGCTAGAACAGAACGAAGACCTAGCAAATTTAAGAGCAGGAGTATCATTAGCTAAACAACAAATGTCTGACGCTAGCAAAGTTCACGATTTTGGTAGAAATTTTAAAAAAAAGTAGATATAACTTAAATTAAGGAGAAAACTATGATCAAAAAAGCAAAAGACCCTAAAGCTGTTACAGAAGTAGGTGTTGGTAAAGATGGTTATAAAACAGGTGGTGTTACTATTGAAGCCACTGATCCATTTACATCACAAACGGTTGACGTTAAAGGCACAAAAAGAATGAGAGCCGAAAAAAAACCTGTAAAAGCAACTTGGTATTAAATTATGTGGTTATCGGCAATTAAATTAGCCGTTTCTGCTGGAAGTAAAATTTACGCTAACAAGCAGAGAACGAAAATAGCTATGTCAGATGCACAGCTTATGCACGCATCTCGTATGGCTGAAGGTAAGGAAGCTTACCAAGGTAAATTGTTAGAAGCTAGGCAATCTGACTGGAAAGACGAGGCGGTTCTCATAATCCTCTCGGCGCCAATCGCGATTTTAGCTTGGGCAGTTGTAAGTGACGATCCAACCGCTATGGACAAAGTGAACGTGTTCTTCGAACATTTTGCGGCACTCCCTAGTTGGTTTACAAATTTGTGGATCCTTGTCGTTGCGAGCATTTATGGAATAAAGGGAACACAAATATTTAGAAACAACGGAGGAAAAAAATAATGAGAAAAAATGGAGTAAGAAATGGCTACAGATACGCAACTGGCGGACGTGTAGGCAAAATGGGAGGCGGAATGTCTACAGCAAGAAAAGATATGGCATCTGGCTACTATAAAGATGATATGGGTATGAAAGGTGGAGCTATGTACAAAAAAGGTGGTTCTGTTAAAAAGAAAAAACAGGGTTACAAAGATAGAAAAGACGAATCAATCGCTATGAGAATTAAAAAGAAAAGAACTAAGAAACAACTTAGAGCTTCTGCTAATGAGTCTTATGGTAAGTTTGGTTCTAAAGCTAAAAAATCTGGAAAGATAAACAAATAATGAATAAAAACTTAAAAAAAGTCCCTACTGGTAAAAAAGGAAAAGGTTTAAAAAAACTTCCTAGAAAAGTCAGAAACAAAATGGGCTTTATGAAAAAAGGTGGGAAGGTTAGATAATGGCTCGTAAAGGTCTTTATGCTAACATTCACGCTAAACGTAAACGTGGCGGCAAGATGAAAAAGAAAGGTGCAAAGGGTGCGCCCACTGCAGCTAACTTTCGAAGAGCCGCTCAAACAGCGAGAAAAAAATAATGGCTAAACTTTGTCCAAAAGGAAAAGCAGCAGCGAAGCGTAAATTCAAAGTTTATCCTTCGGCGTACGCAAATATGTATGCTTCAAAAGTATGCAAGGGCAAAGTAAGAGCTAGCGCAAAAAATGGTGGTTTCATTGCTAAAGGTTGTGGCAAAGTAATGTCAGACCGAAGAAAGAAAACAAAGATTGCCTAATGGGAGAATTAAAAAAATGGGTCAATCAAAAATGGGTAGACATCGGAGCTCCGAAGAAGGATGGCAAATAT